ACATGGTAGATCTCCTTTCTTTTAGATTTATATGTGAATTATACGCTGCTACAGGTTTTGGGGTAACAGTAAAATCATTAAATAATGCTGTGTAATAAATGGATATACATAACTTAGAATTAGATATTGCTTGTTATGCGACTGCTGTGTATCATGAAGTTAATACAAGAACATTAGAAGAAAAGGTAGGGGTAATTAATGTTATACGCAATAGGGTTCGTGATGGTCGTTGGGGTAACTCTGTATGCTCTGTTGTTTACGCTTCTGGCCAGCTTATTGGGGTTACGGATGAAAGTCATTTACCCGTTAATGAAAGGGCGTATCTGGAGACTAAACTTTTGGTTATTGATACGATTATTCATAATAAATATGCTAACCCAGTTGCAAATGCTTTATATTTCCATGATGACTCAATACCGCCAAAGAAAGCATGGTTTGGTAAACAAAAAACAAAACACATAGGAAGGATGTATTTTTACTAATGGCTAAAAAAGAACCTGTAGCATGGCTTTATGAGGAGTTTGATGTTAGGTCTGGTGACTTAAAGAAGTCTTATTTATGGTCATTTCATCCTAATCAGCTTTCATATTTAAACGACTTAAAGAATACAACGCATCATATTAAGATAACACCATTAGTTCCTGGTGAGCCTGTAGAGGAGTATAAAGGATTATCTAAGTACGATAGTAAGAAACTAACGGAGGCACATGGTGGACTCTAAACCACTTACCCAAGAAGAAATTATAAAGGTATATAAAGAAGCATTTGGATACGGTAGTCAGGTAATAACAATTGACAAGATATTTAGATTTGCTAGGCTTATAGAACAATTGCATGGAGTAAAAGATGTACACTAAACTAGATGACCAACGACAAGCAAAGTTTATTATAAGTTATATAGAAGCAAATCCTGGTTGCAGCATTAAAAGTATTGTGCAACAATGCGTTGTTTGTAGAACTAGATTAAAGTATTTAGAAAGCCAAGGATACTTTACTTTGCCAAAGTGGACTTACAATAACACATTGGATAAAAGATTTAAGAATAGGAAATATGTATCTGTAACTGTAGGAAGGGAGTATGGCAGATGGCAAGAGCAGAAAAGATATTAGAAGTGGTAGTATGGTTGTTGATTGTTGGTGGTATGGGTTGGTTTTTTTATGGTTGTTATCAGTTAATTGATTTATTTTTTATAAGGGGATAAGAATGGTTGATTTAGTGAATAGACCACCGCATTACTTAGTGGGCGGTATAGAGGCAATAGATGTGATTAAAAGTCGTTTGACTAAAGAAGAGTATATTGGGTATCTAAAAGGTTGTAAGTTAAAGTATGACTTACGTTATCCATTTAAAGATAATCCACAACAAGATTTAGAAAAGTCTGATTGGTATAAGAACAAGTTATTAGATGCTACTAAAGATGATGAAGCTAATATTCCACCTGAATTAGAAGCTCAATTACAAAGGTTTGATGATGAGTAAAACATATTGGGTATTTATTGTGGTATTAGCTGCATTAGCTATTTGGGGAACAGAAAAAGCTATGGCTCAAACTACGACTATATTAGCACCAGATGGCTCTGTAACAATCTGTCAAGTTGGTAGCAATGGTATTGTAATTTGTGTCTAATTTAGGCATGAGAAATAGCCAAGCTATTCATGTAGACTTTGGCTTTTTTAAAGGCGCAATACCAAGCCATCCTTTTATTACGCCATCTAATATTGATATGATATTAGAAACTAATAATTATATATTGTTAGGTGAGTGGAAAAGAGATGGTGAAGAAATATCAAAAGGTCAAAAGGTATTATTACAAAGACTGTCTTTATTACCTAAGTTTACTATATTAATTATATATGGATATAGCAATGATACAGAACGCCATATAGATAATTTTTACAAGCTAGAAAATGATACGTTGAGAAAGAAAGGTAATGGAGAGAAAGAGTTAAAAGAGTATGTGAATGATTGGTTTGTTAAAGTAAACCAAGATAGACCGCATATATTTAATCGTCCATAGGTGTTAGTTCACCGTAGATAGCTAGTTCTTCACCACTAATTTCTATCATGCTATCGTCATCTAATGTGATGACTATAGTGCTATCGCCATGTAATGCTTCACAAGATACAATCACTCTGCCTAGCATGTGATTACAGATAATTTCTACTTCTGACCGTTGCATAATTGTCCTAAGAAACATGACCATTCCAACGCCCATTCTCTTTTAATACCATAGGCATTAGCTTTGGTTGACCGTTAATAATAACTCCACAACCTACAATAAAACGACTTTTAAAGTTTTTAGCATAGTCAAATGCCATAGACTTTTGATGTATTAAACATCCTACTTGCATACCCCAAATAAGAGCATCTGGGTTACTGTAATATCCAATACTGAATTTAGTATGATAGTGACCCTGCACCGTACTCATTCCATACTGCTGGGCTACCTTTAAAACGTCTGCAGACATACCGTGAGTAAAGAAACACCTAGAGTTATCACTTAGGGTTATGGTGTGGTCATCTACCCATTCCCAGCCTTTGCCAACGCCTAAGAACTCATTGTAATGCTTTAGGTAGGCTTTAGGCATACCATACTTTAATGCTCTGCGATAAACTAAAGAGCTATGGTTAGAGTGAACTAAAACCATTTTAGGAAATATCTTTTCTAATTCTTTTACATGCTTTTTAGACTCTTCTAATTCATGTCCAGCAGAATATAAGTCTGGATTATGTTCGTGCATAGAGATAGCGTGTTGGTCTAGCTCATCACCTATGTTGACTATATGGTCAAACTTGTATTTAGTCTTTAATGCTTTTAGAAACGCAAATGCGTCAGGATGATGATATGGAATATGTAGGTCAGATATGACTAGAACTGATTTATATTTCAAACTACTCTCCTAGGGTTAAGATGCTTTATTATAACCCTAAAAACAATTTGCGTTCATCTAATCTTCTGTTTTGTAAACCTTTTAATATTTTGTCACCAGCTTTACAATATTTAACTAACGACTCCATAGCCGCTTCTTTATCGCCACGAAGCAACGCTTGACGGATGGTTGAACGCTGAAAGCATCCAAGACCCAAATTAAAGCAAAAGCTGACAAGAGCGTCAAACTCATGTTGTCTAAGAGGCACGTTAGGTAGCATCTTGCGTACTCCCAACTCGAAGCGATTGAGGTCGTGTTTAAGAATTCCATCTATTTCCTCGTTAGTAAATGTTCTGTTCCATTCAGGTGGTAATGTTTTACCATCACCTATCAAATGACCAATTCCTACTGTCCACAGTTTTGCGGAACATTGGTATGGTTTGTTTCTAACACCTTCGTGATGACGTAGTAACTTGATAAGTTTATCAGATACTTTCACGTTTCTTTTCCCATGTGCGAGAACCAAAGTAAAAGCCAATAATAGACGCAGTAATAGCCATTTCTTCAGAACCAAATACTTCTCTAGATGCTACAACAAAGTCTACACCTGACCACATAGCCCAAGCCAATGAAATAAGGTTAATAAGAACTAACTCGCCTACAAAGATAAAAGCTACTACAGGTCTTACCATAGCATTCCAGTTTTTAACCATAGGACTTGCACCATCTACAAGTTTTTTATCATGGTCATACAATGCTACACGTTCTTCTGCGTATGTTTGTGTTTCTATTTGGTCAAGTTTAATTGCTTCAATTTTTTCTTGAGATACGAAACCAGCTTTTGCAAGTTCAAGCTCACGTTCTGTTTGAAGTTTTGCCATTTCTCGTTCATGCTTTTGGTCACCTTTTTGTTGAAAGAATGATAGTAAACTAGGAAGTCCGCTTGTAGCAAAACCTAGTATTCCAGATAAAATACTTAACATTATTTACCTTTCCTTTGCATGTCATGTTCTTCTAAAATACGAATACGAACATTTAATTCTGATATTTGTTGCCTTAACTCTTCTTTAAGTTTACCTCTAGCGTCAGCAGATATTGGACTATCTGTAGGTACACCTTGCTCTGTAATAAGAATAGGCATTTTAGATTTGATATTAATTAAGTCTGCTTGAATAGCAGTCATTGCAGTAAGTAACCAAGCAATAGCAGATACTATTACTGGAAACAACATGCTTGTTATTTTTTCCATATTCATTAGAATTGCCTTCCTAATCCAAATAAAAGTTGTTTTTCATAAGGGTTTGCATTTGCTGTTGCTTTTAATAACCAGTCATTCATTTGTTTTGCATATTCAGCATTAACACCTAAACCATCTTTATTGTAATTAGCACCACCTGTAAATTGACCACCGGCTAATGGTGTTGTGTATTGTGCTGAAGCATTAGGATAGTTACCACCCATAACTTTAGCCATAACATTACCATCACGATATTCACCATAAGGAGCAACATTACCTGGTTGACTTAATATGCCACCTCTAAAGTTTTGGTTTGTTAAAGCAACGTCTTTATATATTGGGTTTGTACCTTCTTTACCAATAGTGCCACTTAATAAACCAACAGGAGTTTCTTGATAAGCATTAACATTACCGCCTAATGTAGGTCTTGTATAAACATTTAAGTTTAAGTTTTCATTGCCTATGCTAGTAGCATTTGGTTGAGTATTTTGTTGTTCTGTTAATTGCCTTAAAAATTCTGCAATATCCATTATAATTCCTTAGGGTCAAAGCCATACATCTTGGCTACACGCTTTTGTAGTTTTAAGAATAAACCTTTATGACTAGCATACTGTTCTGTTTTAGGTGAGTCTAGATATACGCACATATGGATAATCTCATGGCATAGAGTCATTAAGACAGGATATAGATGAGAATGACGTGCAGTAGATATAGTTATAACATGAGGCTCACCTTGTTCTGGTGGTTCATATTGTCCACATATAGTATCGTCATGCACTATTACAAAGTCTACTTTAGATGCAGGTGGTAGTTTATACTCGTCAAATACAGGGAACTCTATTAAAGCCGAATAAAGATTGGCTATGTTGTTCTCTGTAATGAATGTCATATCGTGGCTTTAGGCTTAAATAGTTTAGCTTCAAATACTGCTGTTTGGTTTATCTCAGGGAAGTATATATAGACAGCTTGCTTACCTTCATAGCTATCAGACTTCCAACATCCTTCATGGTTTGCATGACCTCTTTCAGTTGCATAGGCAGCATAGTCATAACCTTGTAAACCTTGTTTTTTAAAGGTACATTCTTCAGAAGTTAATACTATTTCACCTGTTTCTGTAGCCATGCTCATTTCTTTTACAAGTTCTTTAGCTAATGGCATATCCATTAATAATAGCCAAAATATTACTAAAACTGTAAAATAAGTAAGTGCTTTCACTTTCCTAGCCAATGATTAGTTACAAAGGTAATAAAGCCACCGATAGCAGAAGCGATTGCCATACCTGCCCAGAAGCCACCTTTAGACTTGTTGGCAAGCTCTAGGAGCGACTTTATGTCTGTTTCCATACTATCTACCTTGTCTTGCAAAGCTGACACCTGGGCGGTCAATTTTCCGTATTCAAATGGGTCTATTCCGTTACTCATTATTGTCCTTATTCGTTATTTTGACCGAGCAAACCACCACCTTTTACTAAAAGAGGAGGTATTACTTCTCTGCCAGTTGTAGATAAATATGGTATTTCTTTGCCTAAAAGACCACTATATTTTTCACCAGCTTTGCCAGCTTTATAAATAGTTCTTGCTAATAATGCTTTAAAATTTGCACTTCTATCTGCCATCATAGTAAGTTGATTTTGAACATCTTTAGATAATGTTGAAAGACCTGCAATGTCTTTATTAGCTTCCATAAATGCTCTACGTTCAGCTACATCTAAAGTATCATACAATGCTTGTGACTCTTTATTAAGACCAAGAACTCCTGGCTCTGCTTTACCAATTAAATCTTTTAACCCACGTGCAAGTGTTTTACCTGACTCAACAGTAGCACTTTTAAGTTCTCCATAAGCCTTTTCACCAAGACTTTTGTATGTGCCAGTTTTAAGTTTTTGAGCTAATTGAACAGGTATTTCTTCCATATTTTTAAGCAATGGATGAGATAAAAATTCTTGTCTTGCTGCTTGTATAGCTGCAAGGTCACCAGCAGGCAATGCGTTATTTAAAGCATTTTTTTCTAAATCATCTAGATATGCAACCACTTCTGATTTATTAACAGTTCTCTTAGAGTTTTTAATTATGCCTACAATCTGACTGTTTAAAGTATCAACTTTAGCTTGTAAAGTATCTATGCCTTTGCCAAATATTGTTTTAGTTAATGTAGGGTTTACATCTTCTTTAAGTAATGTTTGAATTGCTGTTTTAGCTTGACCTGACTCTAATTGTTTTTGTAAAGGCTTTAAGGCACTTTGCATTAGTCTTTCAGGAATAGTTTGTTTTGCTGCACCAGCAACTGTTTCTGCCATACCTGGAAATAGTTTAGTAGTAATTTGTCCTACACCTTGAGCAGGTAAAAAACCTAGGGCAGTTTCATAATTTCTTTTTAAATTTTCTTCTGAATTTACGTTGCCCATTTTAGCTTTAAGAGCTAAATACTCTTCATTGTTTTGTGGGAATAATTCTTTAACTTGACTAACACCACTTTTAATAGTATCCATTAAAGAACCAGATGGTTTAGATGCTTGTTGCTCTTGAATTCTAGCTGCTTGATAAGCATTAGCTACTGTATTAAATTCAGGAGTACCTTTTTTGTCAACATTATTTGTTATCCATTGTGCGTATTCTGCTGCATTTGCCATTATTTAGTTCCTTTAATAATTGCATCTGCTGCGTTAAATAATTGATTTGTTGCTCCTACACGTGGATTTTTCTCTAAAACTTTATTTTGTTGTTGATAAATAGCGTCTGCACCATTTAGATGACCATATTGGTCAAAATAGTTTTGCATAAATTGTAATTTAGCATTTGCTTTTTCATACTGTTTACGATAACTTTCACGAATTTGTTGGTTTACATCACCACCTTTTTCAATAGAAGGTAATGACTGTAGATATAATGCAATATCTTTATCAGATGTTGTGCCTGAACCAGCAATACGTTTTTTAGGAGCTAGGTCAGAAGTGATAGATTGCATAACTTTTTCATCTGCACCACGTAATGACTCAGGCATAAATGAAGCTAGAGAGCCTTCATATAATGCACCTGTTCGTGATTTTCTATTTAATTCACCAAATTGTTCAAGTTGATTTAAAACTTCAGCACCTTGGTTTACTACAGAAGCATTATCTTGAAGATATTTTTGAGCTTGTTCTGCAGACCTTTGTCGTGCAATATCAGCACGTGCTGGAGGTAAGCCTTGCCAAGGAGTTCTTACACCTTCAGGAGCTTCCATAGCTTGTTGTGGTGCATATAAAAATTGTGATAAGTCAGCCATTATTTTGTCCTTATTTGAATACCTTTTAATTTCAAGTCTTTAATTACTTGGTCAGTAGTTTTACCTGTTGCTTTTGCTGTATCTGAAACATCTTGCATAGTAGCAGACTTAGGAGGATTAACTGTTGGTCCTGTATCACCATATTTATAATATGACTCAGTTTGTCTATATGGTTCTAGGAATTGTTGTTGAGTAATAACATTTAGTCTTTGCCAATCTTCTGGAGTGCCTTTATAACCTTTTTGTACAGCATATTCATAGTTTCTAATAAATGTAGAGTCAACATTAGTAAGTTTGTTAATAGCAGAGTCAAGTGCAGTTACATCACCTTTATATGTTGGACTTTCTTGATTTAATTCATTTCTAGCTTTTAATAATTTTTGAACGTCTGTCATACCTGACATTTCAAGTTCTTTCATATTTTTAGCCATAGTTAAAGAGTCCATCTTGCTTTTTAATGCTGTATCAAAAGCACCTTGTGATTGTTGCATACCACCAAGATAAGCCTTACCCAAATAAGGTAATGGAGAACCAGCACCTAAGTTTTTAGGAGTAGATAAATATGTTGCAAGACCACCTAAAACACCTTGTGCTAATGCTTGGTTTTTATGTTTTTCTTGGTCTGTAGTGCTAAGAATACCAGTAAGTGCATCACTA